TCGAAGGAAGGGCTAATACCTTTGAATCACGGTTTGGTATACCTATCTCACTCCTTGAATCGGGGGATAGCGGAGCCTGCCAGTCCTCGGGCAGGTTCTTAAGTATGAAGCGTACTTTGTCAAGAAGTGAGAAGGCCTCAGTCTGTCCTTTTGAAATCATCAGGACATTCGTCCCGTGATTAAACGTAAGAAGCCATGCCGCATACGCAGCACAAGTCCATGAAAAACCAAGCTGCCTTGCCTTCAATACCGAAACAAGACGGTTATCAACTATCGCATTCGCAAGATCAACGATGTAATCCCACTTCTGAAAAGGGACCGCACCACCGGATATACCCGAATGTATCTGCGCCCTTTCGAGAATCCTCACATGATCAAGGAAATCAGGTTCCTCCCCAGACGAAATGAAATTTCTTCGGGCGAATTCCTTTTCAATCCTCCGAATTGCTTCCTTCCTGTGAGATTCAGGTAATCTCTCTATGGCAACCATTTAATCTACCTTTTGCATTTGTAATAATGTTGCCCTGTAATCATTTTCCTCTGGTTCGTTGTACATGACAGCAGTAATTGACGTTAAAGGCCCTGATATTTTTAGGTTTGTATCAGCATCAAAAAACGTAAACCCCGTCGCACATATCCCACCCTGGCCACCGCCATGCAAAAGAAGCGAACCATTTAGGAATTCGTAGGAATCAAGCGCAAAACTACTTCGGCCATCTTTGTAGCGATTAACGTCATACCACTTTCCGCTGATGTTAACCTTAACAACGTCATCGACTTCTATGGCCAGCGACATTATTTCTTGCCTTTCTTGGACTTTTTGGGCTTCATGGGTTTTTTCTTGCCGTAACCAATACCTTTGGGCATTTCTTCCTCCTGAGAA